CTTTGTGATTTGCAAAAAAATTATTTCAGGCATTGCGTCCTGATGTATTCCTGCAGGTAGTTAACCTGCGCGGTTATCTTGTCGATTCCACTTCTGAGACGGTAATAATTGAGTTCAGCATCTGCTGTAAGTCCTGGGCTTTCTCCATCGCCCATGCTGCTGGCTCCGGTCGTTGACTTTGCACAGGTGGCGGCGACTTGCAGGCGCTTACGACCAGCAGAAACATCAGCACGGAGACTTTCGATAGTCGCATTAGCATCAGCAAGCTCCTTTGTGTATCTGGCGTCAAGTTCTGCTACATCACGTTGCCGCTTCTGCATATCTGCGATGATGGATGTGGCTTTATCGCGCTGCTCTTTGTAGGCGATGGCGTTATCACGGTAATGATTCAGCCCCAGACTAAGCGCACCACAGGCCACCAGCAGGACAATAATCACCACACACAGAACACGGTTCATCTCTCTTTCACTCCACCAGTCCCGATAACGTCAGGACTCGCCAGGCGGTGGAAAAGAAAATGGCAACCAGCATGACTAAAAATGGAATGCCGACGATTACACAGAGGATCTTCGCCAGCGTTATGAGTTTATCTGATATCATTAGCCACCCCATCAATCCGCCTTTGTTATTTTCCCTTTGCCTGTATCAGCCAGGACAAAATCAATCAGCATATTCGCTTCATTTACCAGCGTACGGATTTTTGATACATGCGCGGCTTTAACCTGTTTCCACTCATTCAGCCCGGTAGCAAACACACTGGCAATGTTTTTATCCCGTTTCATGTCAGCACAAGCCTGGTTGAGTTCTTCCATCACGCTCATTTTACGGGGATTAACGACAAAACCCTTCGTCCAGTACTCGTAAAGAACATCGTCGCACTCTTCCTGATACCGGATGACCTTATCGCGGATTTCGGGTTTTACTTTGTTGGGATTAATAGTTTGTAGCCAGCCGGCAAGTTTTCGAAGTGGCATGGACACCATATTGCGTTGTTTCCCATCCTCAGCAACCATAACGATTTCCGTTATAGTTGACGCAAAACGCTGTCTTAACTTAGCCAACTGTGATTGCCAGGCCAGCCCCATCCCCGCAACGACAGGTTTCATGGGAACGTATGGCTCGCCATTATGGTTAACTACATAAAGAGAGTTGCCGTGAAACGGCACGGTCATCATATTCATCGGTTATTTCCTTTTAGTGATGAACCTTGTCTCACAGGAATCCAGCCCACAGAAAGGCACCGACAGCCAAACCGGTATCCTCAAGGGTCATCCTGAAAGGTTCTGTGTTGTGAGATGCGCGTGAGATGCGCAGAAATGACAAAGGCACCATTACGGTGCCTGAGTGTTAAACAACTGTTTTGACTTTATTCACTTACATTTTGCCAATTTGCAGGATTTCGTGTTATACGTTCATGTGAGCAAACCTCATTTTTCAGCAAAATATTCTACTTATCTGTCGATTCCCCAGCACGCCAGCGCGCTCTCCTGGTCACGACGGGATACCTGACCGTAACAGTTGTTTGAACGAATACGGCAGTCCTGACCACCGTCATATATCCAGCGACGAATTTCAGCACATGCGCCTTTACGGTCTCCGGCGTTCAGTTTCCGGTAAAACGTTGAGCTGAAACACTTACCGGGGCCAATGTTGTAAGGACAGAATGACGCAATACCCGCTTTCTGGGGTTCAGTCAGTGGCACTTTGATGTTTTTCTCCACCCATGCCAGCGCCTTATCACGCTCAATGGCGTTAACCCGGTCGCATTTTTCCTTCGACAGCTTCATGCCAGGAATCACAGGCTTACCATCCACCATGATGGCACCTCGGCAGATGGTCCAGATACCCGCACCATCACGGTATGCCGTGGTGTGGTTGCCTTCCTTTTCATCCAGAAACTGGTCGAGGATTTCAGGCGCAGAAGCCCCTGCGGCAATCAACGCCAGAACGGCAGCCGACAGGCCGTATTTGATTTTTGTGTTCATGGATATATTAAATATTCAGCCGCTGTCCCAGTCCCACTAAATACGCACTTTCAGATAAGTCAGTCCGGGATGAAGCCAGTAAGCCGGCACTTTTTTAAAGGGCAGATGATCAAAATCACGAAGAAGTGCCTCCCGCACAACTGAATCCTTGTCCGCACCACTGGCCAGCGCTTCAATCTCAGCGGCTACCTGCAGATACCCCATGCAACGACCAATGCGCTGCATCAGCCCCTGTTTTTTATTGTTCTTCAGGTAATCAATGGCAAATTCAATGAGCTCCTCACTGTGCTGGTGCGATGGAGGTGTTACTTTCCCATTTTCTGAGATGGTTATTTTCACACCATCACCGGATACAACAAAGGATGGCCGGTTACACTCCCATTCCAGCTCACTGAAATTATCATTATGAATACTGAAACACTCTGCGAGATTTCTGCTCATCACTTTCCGACAATAATCGTCAAACGCAGCAAACTGCTCATCGCGGCGTTTTTTTTCATCTTCAGAAGGCATCAGCGTCGACAGTTTTTTATTCAGTTCAGCAATTTCATTTTCCAGGCGACTGAAGCGCTGATTCATTTCTTCATGGTTCATCACCTACTCTCCCCGCGCCGCCTTACGCCGGTCTTCTTTAATCTTGAAATACAGGTTCGTCAGATATGTCAGCAGCCCAAACAGCAGACTCCCCAGCACGCCTATTGCCG